CATCACCCTTGGAGTGCTCCACCACGCCGCTCATGCGAGCGCAAAATGAGTCTTTACGGGCGCCGCCCTTGGGCTGGGGAGCCTTGAGGTTCGAGCCCGTCTCCCGATTGTACTTGGCGCGCCCTTTTTCAGTAAGGCCTGCACCCTTGGATACTGGCAGCTTCTCGCCCCGGCCAACAGCCAAGGATGGGCTGCTTTTCTTGGATGCGGCCATGATGCGTCCTTACCAGTTGGACGATTTCTTGGAAACAACACCGGTGGACACGCGCCGGGTGGTGACTTGGCCACCCTTCTTGTAGCCCAAGGGGCCGATCGGGCCGCCGTCCGCTGCGAAGTTGCCGCCGCCCAGCGCCTTGCCACCCATGCCGCCGCCGCCATTCTGGCCGCCGTAGCCGCCCATGCTGGGGTTACGGGAGTCCACGGTAGGCTGTACCGGCACGTTAGGAGTGCTCGGCGTGCTGGAGGTCATGCCACCAAGGCTGGCGACGCCTCCGTCGGCCATCTTCTTGGGCGCCGCGCGCTTGGTGCTGTATGCAATCGCCACGGCCTGCTTGACGGGCTTGCCTGCCTTGACTTCGGTGGCGATGTTCTTTTTGAACGCTTTTTCGGATTTTGATTTGAGCAGTGGCATGGCTTAATCCGGGTTCTTGATCAAGATACCGATGGCTAGTACGCCAATTCCTAAACCCGCGCCACTGGATTTGCACTGGTATTGGTGATCCGTTTTTTCTAGCTGCGGAATCGGAAAAGGTCGGGTTACATTGTATGAATTAAGAAAGGGTACGCTCAATACCACGTTATTTACGCCAGTAGGACTTGTGGACAATGACCGAAAGGTGGCATACACGCCAGATGTAACGGACGTAGAGGACCAAGCATCTACTTGGTATAAGTACGCGGTATACCCTGCAGGAACCGTAAATACCGACATATTTGTACGGCCAGAACCGATGGTAATCTGCGCGTAAGTTACCCCACCAGCATCTTTAACGTACACCGTGCCCACGGCATTACCCGCCGTAGTTACTACGCTATTAATACGAAAATAAGAATTGGTGGTCGTAACTGCAGACGTCCCCGTTAAAGTAACCAATTCGCTAATTCGTGCGTAATTTATATCCAAACCACTGATCAGGACCGTGACGGCAGTATCCGAAGCGGAACTACTTGTCACCAGCATGGTTGAAGCAACAGTAGGGAACACATAAGCTGCGTTGTTTTCCCATACCGCTACATAACTAGTGCTAACAGCCGTTGCATAGCCAAAGACGTTGAATACCTCATGCCCGGAGATTTGTCCTCGCGGTACTTGTAGGTCAAAAGGTTCGTAAGCGCCGACGCGCGTGACGGAAGAGTAGGTACCCATAAAATTCTCCAATTAAAAGTAAGGGGCATTTTAAGCCCCTTACTTGTTACCGTTAAGCGCGTCCGCCTTGCTTGCGAACAAGGGGTGGGTTCACCACGCCCCGGCCAGCTCCTGCGGTGGAGGCGCGCCCCAGCAATTTGTCAATCGCCGAGGACTGCTTAAAGCGTTCCTTGCCTTCCTTCACCATACCGGGAGTCACGTCGCCCATATCTTGGTCGGGGGAGAATTCCACTCCACCAGCCGCCTTATGTGCCACCTTACCGCCCTTTTTGAAGGTGCCGGATTGGTTGGTGTTGCTCACGGGCTTGGAGACAGGATGCTTGGGCATCGCCACGGCACGGCCAGTATCAACTGCGCCCCCCGTGGCAAAGTGCTTTTTTGCAGCACCGCCTTTTTTCATCGGGTTGGTCAAGCCGCCGGTGGCCATACCGTTCACAACACCGCCAGTGGCCATGCCATTCACGACGCCGCCAGTGGCGTAGCGCTGATAACCGGGATCGGTTTTCTTGCTTTCCATCTTGGTCTTCGCAAACTTGCCTTCGTTGCCTTCAACGGTGCCGCCTGCAGCGTAGCGCTCATAACCGGGATCGGTTTTCTTGCTTTCCATCTTGGTCTTCGCAAACTTGCCTGCGTTGCCCTCGATGGTCGTCTTGTCCATGGCCGCGTCGATAGCCGCGCCAGAGACCTTGCCGCCCTTTTTCATGGGATTGGTCAGGCCGCCGGTGGACAGCTTGAGCTTGGTGCCCTTGCCGCCCTTGTGCTCCTGCGCGTCATGCTGCTTCATGGCCTTGGCGATCATGGCCTTGTCCTGAGCGGTATCGCTGGCTTTGCCACCCTTTTTCATGGCAGGCATGCCGGGAGCACCCATCGGGGCCGCCATGGGGGCCGCAGGGGCGCCCATACCGGCTTTGCGCGCCATCATGGCCTTGATCAAGGCCGCTTTGCGGGGGTCCACAGGTGCGCCACGCATGGGGGCGGCGCCCATGGGAGCCGCCATCGCTGGTGCGCCCATCATGCCGCCATCGGCCTTCTTGACGGCCTTGCCACCCTTTTTGGAGTTCAGCATGGAGCCGGACATCGCCTTGCGGCGATCCGACATCGAGGGCTTCTTGGGAGACTCGCCTTCGCAAGCCTCTTCGGAATACTTGGCCTTGAAGCCAGCGCCCTTCATGTTGGTGTGGCCGTTTTCGTCTTTGTTGACTGCAACGTGGCCGCCCTTTTTCAGCTTTAGGATCACCGAAGGCTCGGTGGTCTCCATCTTCACCATTGGTTTAAATTGGCCCATGATCTACTCCTTATGCTTGGGTAACACCGAGGGCGCCAACGCGGGTAGCGTTAGGTCCAACTGAGATAGCTGGCAGCAGGATACCCATGACCGTGCGAACGATGCCGTCCGAAGCGGTAGCGGGGGCATACGTGCCGCGAACGTCACCGGTGCCGGTGGTAGCGGTAGCCGTGTCTGCAGCCACAAAAGTGCCTGCATCTTGGGCCAACGTGTTGTTGGACTTCACGCTTGCGACATAGGCCACGTTGGTCACGCGCACCGGGAGGCCCAGAACGTCGCTGGTACCAACCACGACAGCAGTCGCGGAGCCAGCAATGGTCACGCTAGAGACTTGGTAAAAAGCCTTCAGACCTGTCTTTGCGGTGCCAGCAACCGATACCGTGATGACCTCACTCATGGCTTGGCCGTAGTAGTCGTAACCGGAAACGGTGAACGCGCGGGCCGTAGTAGAACCGTTTACCTTGATTGCGCGAGGCAAGTCCAACTGCAACACGGTCGTGCCGTCGGTGCGGACCACAGACTTCACGGAGGTGCCAGCGGTCAACGTCAAAGCGCCAGCAGCAGCAGGTGCTTGCGATGCGGCAATGTTGTTGGTGACTGCGGCTTGGGGAACCACGTCCCAGACGTAAATTCGGCCTACTGGGCCGATACCCAAGTCCATGGGGGCTGGGTTATCAAAGGGCACGTTGGTATGCGCCGTCATCGTGGTGCTGGAAGCAGTCACGGACTGGTTGATGGTGTAGGTACCCGTGCCACCCATGCCGGTGCCCATGGCGGTGATGTAGGTGCCGTCGGTCACGCTGGTGCCGTCAACATACATGCCCACCACGATGGGGGAACCAGACAGCAAGGCCGTAACGGTCAGGGTCGTTCCCGACATCGAACCGGTAAAGGTGTTGCTATAGGGGCGAAGGCCGGTGCCCATGTAGGTTTGGGCCGGGCCGAGAAATAGATCGTCTGAGAATTGAGGCATGGTCTGCTCCTTGAAAAGTTTGACCGTGTTAAAGAATTAGGCAGCGGGGGTTTAAGGCCCCCCGCCACAGCCTTAGCCGGTATTAGATACCGGGTGTGCCGTAGGCGCAACGTGGGTCGGTGAAACCGACGTCGTAACGCTCTGTGGCCTTGTAGCGCATCGAGTCAGTCTCGAAGTCGCCTTCCATGGTCTTCTCCAAACGACGACGCATCAAGAGCTTCAAGCCCTCGGGAGCATCGGTCTGAACCCACCATGCGTTTGCACTGGTCAGACGAGACAACACAGTAGCGCCGCCGTCCAGCAAGCCGATAGACTTGATGGGGTTGACGTCGTTATTGGCATTGCCTGCGCGCAGAACCGACTTCAGCAACACTTCCGATTGGAAGACGTTACCCGGAGCCACGACCAGCTGCTTGGGCACCAAACGGATTTTTTTGCCGTTGTTGTCCACAGCTTGGCGTACTTGGATAAGCATCTGCTCAAGGGAGGTTTGCGAAAGCACAGCGGCGGTGGCCAACTGGTTGCTGAACGTGCCGTTCACGATGGGGTGAGC